GTAATCGCGAATGCTAAAGCCATAGTCTCGTGAGTGTATCTCGCTGTGAAAGTTTCTTGTGCTTGGTCGAAAGATACGCCTGCACCTTCACCTTTCACTTGCGCGTTTGCGAATCCAGATAACATTACTTCTTCTTCAAAAGCTCTGTCACTTGATTCTTCAGTATAAATCTCAGCATGCTGATTTTCATACCTTTTGTATTCCAGCCCAAATAGTGCATTTAGGCCTGGTTCTAGTTCTTTAACTAGTTGTGCTCGTGATATTGCCATGATCTATATGCTCCTATTATTGCCACGTTATACCAGCAGTACCTGTGTTCTGCATGTATTGATTCAAATTCTGACATACAACTACACTTCTGTTAGCCGCATTTTCGTCATTTTCTGGATCTTCAGCAGATCTAAGTAATCTGAACTGGTTGTTAGTGTCGTGAATGTTCGCGTCGTCTAGTTTTTTATTTGATTGACCAGATGTTGAACTTCCTGATGGGTCTGCTGCTGTCATAGAGACAGTTCTTCCGTAGTCAGCTTGTGCAGCTGCTGCGTTTAAGCATCCAACAAAAAGTTGCATAGGGTTATCAATTACAAACGCCGTGATGTCTTCACTGTTAGCTGGAGTAATTGGTTGGATATATTTGTTATCAAATGTAGGCTTCAACGTAGTTGCAGCGTTATAAAAGATACCATTTAATATACCAATAGTTAGTAGAGTTCGCGTAGCCTCTGCTGCTTTGATATAGCCGACTTTACTTTGAACGACTGTACCTTGAAACAGATCTTTGTCATACGCGGCATCTATGAAGTATTTGCCTTGTCCTGCAGTAGCTGGTGTAGCACCAACTGTACCTGTAGGGATCAAACCAAATCCAACAGTGTTTCTATTTGCCATAGTATTTACTCCTTAATGTACCTGCCCCGAGGGGCCTCCAGTACGGGTTTATTTAATTCAGTGATTTAAAAAATTACTTTTTCGTACCACCGAAGGTTACACGAGTTTGCCTTTCAACATTGATAGGCATTCTCTGATCCTGCTCCTTCATTAGATCGTTATTAACTGCTTCGTCTTGTTGTTTATGACGGTTAGCCATATACTCTTGACGTTGTTGCGCGATCTCGACAGGTACCTTCGCAAGAAGAAGGCCACCGACCCCAACTACCCCTTTGTATTTGCCGTCTTCGACGACAGGATAATCACTAGCATTTTCGACTTCTTCAGATCTAACTAACTCATAACCTTCTCTTAAACGTCCAGTTATATTTTTAGTATCTTGAAAGCCAACGCTTTCTGCTCTTATCCATCTATACCTGAATCCATCAGGTGCAGGGGGTGCATC